CGGGTGCAGGATCGCCCCGTGCGGGGCCATGCCCTCGGGGAAGCTAGACGATTCCGCCAAGGTAGTGAACACCGCCGTCTGGCGCTGCGCCCACGGCAGGAGGTGCTGCTTGAACCAAAAGTTGCCGACGATGTTGGTCGGGGACCAACCCATGATGTCGCGGCGACTATTGGGCCAGAGCGCCATGGATCAGCCCCAGACGCACTCAGTGTGACCCATGAAAGTCGTACTGGCCGCAACGGCAGCGCCAGCGACGAACACCCACGACAGACACGCACCGTCAGGGATGACCGGAAGCGACGGGATTTGCGAGAGGCAGTCCTTGTTGTGGTAGACGCTCACGATGCCCAGCGGCAGTTCCATCAGCGGCTTGCACAGGACCAGAGCGCCCGTGCCGCTGTTCGCCGCCGAAAAGGTGACGCTCGCCACGTTCCTGACGCCAGAGTCGCCCGCCGCTAGTGGCAGGAACGGGCCGTAGTTGTTCGCAGCGATACCGGCGTGGCTGATGTGCGACACGATGGCCGAGGCGGTCATCGCCACCGTCGCGCCCAGCGCGTTGCCGGGGGTGCCCGACTGGTCGGTGTAGCTCAGGGCGATGTTCTGCGCGGTCGCGCCAGCCGCCGCCGTCTGCGACCAGAACAGGCGCAAGCCTGCGCCGTTGGTCGAGCGCAGGACCGGCGTGCCGGTGAGGGTCTGCGCCGTCGCGCTGTTGTTGGTGATGCCGGGCCAGTAGCCCTCAACGTCGACCAGCAGCAGCGTGCCGGGGATACCTGCTGCGGCGGTGGTGATCGCGCCCAGGTTCAGCAGGTGCTTGATGTCGGTGCTGACGTTGCCACCGTGCTGGATGCCCCAGCCGGTCGTGTCATCACACTCCTGGAAGGCGAGCGCCGTGCCGGTCCAGGTGTTGGCGACCGGGAAGCCAGCCAGGCCGGAGAAGTCGTATGAACGGCCACCCGTAGCCGCCGTGCCGCCGAATATCTTGTTCCAATCGGTGCGGACTTTCTTTCCCGCGCTGATGGCGTTGATGATGCCGTTGATTGACTGGATAGCCATGTGTTATCCCCAGATGAAACGGGCTGACCCGTAGATGGATGTGATGATGCGTCCGCCGTTGCCGAGCGTGAAAAACCCGAGCGTGGCGCCGTCTGGAATGACGGGAAGGTTGAAGCTGCTGTCGGTGCAGAAGCACGATTCGGTCATTACCGGGTAGAATTGGAGGTCTGCTCCGGCACGGTTGCTGATGAATGCAATCGGCTTGACGAGGTAGATTGACCACAGTCCGCCTGGGGTCGTGACGAACGTCAGCGAGTCGATGGAGCGCACGCCACGCGGAGCGTTGAGGTCCATGTATAGGTCGGCGGTCCCGCCGGCGGACGCTGTGTTGGAGCGCGAACATGCGCGGCTCAGTCCGTTGTTCTGCACCCCGAAGTTCGTTGTGCGCTGCACGCCATCGGCATCGGTATATGTGATGCCGCAACCTGTCACAGCCTGGATAGATGGTGCCACATGGTTGACGAGGACTGCACGCAGACCAGTTCCGTCCGTGTAGCGTGGCAACGGAGCGGTGTTGACCATAAGCTGCTGGTCGGTGCTGTCCCCGTCAATCAACGGGTACACGGCAACGAGGTCGTACATCGCTGCATCGACGTAGGTCTGGCCGCTGCCGCCGGCGGTAGACCAGAATGTGAGGCCAGCCAGCCGCCGCTCCTGCCCTGCGCCGACGGGAGGAAACCAGATGGCGTCATTGCCGGCCGCCGAGAACGGAGTGCGAGTCAGCGCTGTACCGACGCGGGCGTCGTAGGCTGGCTGCCCGCTGGCGAAGGACCAGTCGTACCATGCGTTGTCCATGCCGCTCGCCTGCGTGTTCTTGAAGAACCGCTGCGAGTGCCACCGCCCGGCGGCGAACGCATCCGCTATGTCGCCAACCGTGCGGATCGCCATGGCTTAGTTGAAGGTGCCAGTCAGAGCGCCAGCGTTGAACAGCGGGGTGATGCCGCTGCTGATGGTACGGGACGCGCCGAGCGCACCGGACACAAGGATCTGCGAGGCCGCGCCGCTGGTCGTGGTGATGCTGAAGTGCGTCACCACGTTGCTGCCCGCCGTGCATTCACCGAACTGCACCTGACCGGCGTTGCTCACGCTCGCGCCTGCGACCGTGAAGCCGCCGACCGTGCGGGCCACCGCGACGGCGGCGTATCCGGTGTAGTTCGCCTGACTGGTGTCACCCGTGCCGCTTTCGCCGGGGTCGGCGGTGTGCAGCCGGATGTAGAAGTTGCCAGCCGCAGCAGACGGCTGGAGGCCGGAAGCGTCACCGACGTTGGCCCATGCGGTGTTGTTGAACAAGAGAAGCGCCAGGGCGTTCTCGGCTGAATCGGACATCGACATGGTTTAACCCATCGCTTTCTTGATGGTCTCGGCCCTGGTGATGATGGCACGCGCCTGGGAAAGCTGGTCCCCAAGCGAGAGGATCTTGTCCATGATGGCCTGGGCGCTGGCTTCTGCCTTCGCCTGACTGGCGGCGGCTTCCTCGGTCTTGGCCTTGGCAACGGCAATAAGCTCGGCGGCCTGCCTGCGGATCTGGTCGGCGTCCATAGTGGCCTTGGCGATGATCCCAGCGCCGTCCTTCTTGGCTTTTTCGATGATGGCGACCACCTTCTCGCCGGCCTCGGCTTCCATTTTCTTGGCGAGGTCGATCTCGGCTTTCTTGGCGTCGATCTGCTTCTCCAGCGCGTCAAGGCGGGATTGGTGCTCCGCCTCCTGCTGGTGCCATGCGTTCGCCTTGTCGGCCAGTTCGACGAGTTCGGCCAGCGCCTCTGCCATGCCGGCGAACTCGCGGACCTTCTTGGGGATGTCGATGGTGCTCATGGGTCAGCTCCGGCAGAACAGGGTGATGGTCAGGTTGGTGCCGGTGCCGCCGACGACGACCGGGCGCACGGCGACGACCGCCTCGCTGATGGCCTCGATGACGCTGGAGTAGCCGGCCGGGTAGCTGGTGAAGGTCAGGACGTTGCCCTGGGGATCGGTCAGCGGGGCGAAGTTGGTCCCGTCGAGGCTGCCCTCGATCTTGACCGTGGCGGCGCCGAAGGTGCCGGTCACCTGCACGGTGCGGTCGGCGTGGCGCGGCAGGGCGACGGCCTCGCCATCGTCGCCGGCGCCCAGGATCCAGCGGCGGCGGAAGGTGCTGTCGTATTCAGACAGGGGGGGGGATTCGATCAGAGCGGCGGGGATGGTGCTCATACGGTGGTTCCATTGGCTAGTGCGGCGACATCGGCCAGGGCCGTGCCGGTGGTGGTCGGGGTCTTGGCCAGGGTCTGCGCCATCTTGGCCTGCTCCATCTGCTGCTGCTGGGCGACGGCAGCCTGCTGCGCCTGTGCCCTGGTGGCGCGGATGGCGGCGACGGTCTGCGCGTCGCGCACCAGCTTGGGGTTAATGCCCAGCTGGTCGGCGGCGTCGTAGATGGCCTCGTCGATGTCGATGGTGTCGAGGGCCTCGGGCGCGAGCTGGGCGGCCTGGGCGACGTAGCCCATGAAGGCGCGGCTGGTGCCCATGCCGGCCGCCTTCTGCGCCTGGGCGGCGAGGCTCAGGTAATCGATTTCGAGGGCGGCGCCGGCCAGCTCCGGCGGTGGCTGCGGAAGGGCGCCTCGCTCCATGGCGATCTGGTAGGCGCGCTCGATGAGCGGGGCGAGCAGGTCCTTGTTGAGCTGCTGGAGCAGGGGGCCGAGGGCGACCAGCTTCTCCTGCTTGCGTTCCTCGATCTCCGTGGCGGTGATCTGCCGGCGGTCGATCTCCGTCATCATCAGGAACAGGTCGGCGTAGAAGGCGCGGTTTATGCGCTGACGGATCTGGTTGGCCTTGGCCTCGCCATCGGCGATGTCGAATTGCACCTGATGGATCGGGCGCAGGCCGCCGGCCGCCAGGCTCTGCGGGTCCATCCAGGTGATGTCGCCGGGAATCAGGCTGGCACGCTGCTGCTTGAGCGTGGACGGGCCCATCAGGGCCGGATCGAGCTGCTTGTCGATGGCGATGTGCGCCTTGCGCTCGTAGGCCTGCAGGCTGATGGTCGAGCCGATGGCGTCCATGCCGGGGCCGCGGCCCCAGGCGTCGGGCGGGCTGGTCTCCCACCGCGGGACCAGGATCGGCATGGTGCGGAAGCCGCGCTCGTCGAGCAGGTCATCGCCGGCCTGGGTCCACCAGCAGGACTTCCAGGGCATGCCGTCCGGCCCCGGCTTGTTGGGGTCGTAGTGCTCGGCCTTGGTGACGGCGTGCCAAACGTCGCGGGTTGCGCGCGGGCTGGTCTCGGCGGCGACGCGGATCTCGTCGGGCGTTGTTGCTGGCCAGCGCTTGACGATCTGCGCGTTGGTCATCGACACTTGGCGGATGACGATGTCGATGCGTTCCTCGTCGTCGGTCCCGACCCAGTAGCTGCCGGGCGGGATCGAGCTGAACCGCAGGATGTCGGCCGCGTCTTCCATGACGGTCATCGCCGCGGTGCCGAAGACGGCGATGTCCTCGTACACCTGCGGGAGGACGGCGTATAGGTTGCTGCCGTTGAAGATGGCGCGGATGGCGGCTGCGGACTCGTAGAGGTAGTCCTTGACCGCGTCGTTCTCGGCAAGCTCGGGGTCGCTCACCATGAGGCCGAACCAGGGGCGGGCCGGCGTGGTGATGCCCGACATCATGCCAGACTTGCAGGTGCGCACCGCCAGGATGGCCGTCTCGTCGAGGATCTTCTCGTCCTTGCGGGCGCCTTCGTCGGCATCGTTGCCGCACAGGTCACGCAGACGGTATGGAGCGAGGTAGCGCGACAGCTCGCGCCAGGTCGGCAGGTGCCGCTGCCGCGCCGTGTCCAGCGTGGACTTCATATCCTCCAGCTTCTTGCGGCGTTCGGTCGTCACTTAGAGCCCCAGGGCAGTCTTGGCGCCGGTCGGCGCGCCGAGCACGCCGGGCGCTCCACTGGAGCTGCGCGACAGGGCGAGGCGCCGGAGACGCTGCCGGCGGATTTCGCCGAGGTCTGCGGCCTGCGGGATCAGGGTCTGGGCGTAGGCGGCGTCAGCCTCGGCTCGGGCCTGTTCTTGCTCGACCTCTCGCTCGGCTTTGCGCCGTGGTTCAAGTATAGCGGCGTTGTGAAGCGGTATTGCAATGCCGCCGGTGCCGACGTTCGCTACATCGGCGAGGTATCTTTTGGAGCTACCCTCGCCGGTAAGCGCACGGTATCCGCCAAGGGTGGCGACATTAGCACCACTTCCAAGGAGTGTTTTGGTGTAGTCGTATATGTCATTGTCTTTTACAGACCTAGCAAACGAGTCCACCTCATGCCACGCCTTCATAAGCTTGCTGCCGAGTCCCATGGCGCGCCTCCGTGTGGCTTCCATGGTGGCGGACGGAATGCCGTGCGGTATGTCGTGGTTGGCTCTGGTCTTACTTCCCGTTGCAGCTCATAGCCTGGGGCGTGAGGTAGTCGCTGCTCTGGATTGGGTCACTCGTGCCAGGCCGCCGGCGAGCACCGGCTGGGCGAAGGTCAGGGCGAGGGCGTCTGCCAGGTCGGGAGAGCGGCCGATGCGCTCGGCGATCTGTTCCTTGGCCTCCAGCTGGAGCCGGTCGCGCTGGTGTGTGTAGGTCGGCGCGGTCAGTTCTGCCACCAGGTCGGTCTGCTCGGGTGGCAGGCAGGCGCCGGCCTTGATCCACTCGGCCATCTTGAACCACATTTCGGCGCGCTTGTTGAGGAAGCGCTCGTCGATGGGCCGGCCGGCGAATTGGATCTCGTGGATGGGCAGTCCGCTGTCGCGCAGGGCATCGACGACGCCGGCACCGTAGCCGCCGGATCCGTCCACGAAGATGGCGTCTGGCCGCCACTTCTCGGCCGCGGTCAGGATTCTGGCCGCCACGGCGCGCGAGTCGGCACCGCGCAGGATCACGGGGGAATGGGCGACGATGCCCTGCCGCGGGAAGAGGACGGTGCGATCGCCGCCCTGTCTGGCCACGTCCACGCCCAGGATCTTGGGCGCGTGGCTGTAGGCTTCCTCGGGTGCGTTTCGTCCCAGCGCCTGGTTGACCTGGTCGGGGCCGACTAGCGCGTTGAATGTGGCAGGCGGAAACTGGCCGAGCACGTTGACCAGAACCCAGGGGTCGTCCCTGCCGTACTTGGCGATCTGCTGCCGGGCCCATTCCGGCGACACGCGGGGCGTGCGCTTGGGGTCGTCGGGGTCAGCGGTGATCTCGGTCAGGTGCCAGATGGAGCGCTCGCTGGTGGTCGCCCGGTAGAGCGGTCCTTCCAGGGCGTAGGGGTTGCCGGCGATGAGCAGGTGCGCGTCCTGCTTGGTCGGGTCCACGACGTTGGCCAGGCCGGCCTCGGCCGCCGCGGCGACAGCGTCGGGCACGCCGCCGGCCTCGTCGATGACGAACAGCACATTGTCGGCGTGGATACCGGCCAGGGTCTCGCCGAGCGTCTTGGGGTCGGCGCCCTTCGACCACTGGCGAGCTGACGCCCACCAGGTTTCGGGGTGGTCGTTGCAGGTGATGCGCGTCTTGGTCCAGGTGAAAGCGCCGCGCAGGATCTCGCTGCGCCCCTGCCAGTTGGCCAGCTCGGTCCAGAGCCCATCGGCCAGGTTGTCGCCGGTGATCGAGGTACAAACGACCTTCGGATGCAGCCGTGTGATGAGGAAGTTCCACACCAGCCACGCCAGCACGCAACTCTTGCCAGGGCCTTTGCAGGCCTTCATGGCCAGGCGCTGATGGTGCGGGAACGCCCGCAGCACATCTATCTGCCAGGCGTCGGGCTCGGCCTTGAACACCTGGCGCACAAACAGAGCGGGGTCGGCGCGCCAGGACTTCACGGCGGCGATGGCCGCGGCGCTCATGCCGGAGGCTGGTCAGGTGGCGGTTGTGCGGCTGCGGCGATGATGGTGGCCAGGTCGATGCGCCCCTCGACCTTCGCCGAGACCTCGGCGGGGATGATCTTGCCGATCAGTCCCATGAACGGGCCTGGGTTTTCTTCGGCCTGCCGGATCAGGTAGTCGACGCCGCCGGCGCCTTCGAGAGCCTGCCGCAGCATGTCCTTGATCGGGCCGGTCGCCTTGTTTGGCGTGCCCTTCTTGCGTCCGCTCTGTGGTGATTTCCAGCGTGGCATGCTACTATTCCCACTTTAGGAACGAACGTCGTCATAATGCACCGCCGCCAGTCCAGCCGCGGTCAGGTCGTCGCGCTCGTTCAGCAGGCCGTCCTTTCGGTATCGGTGGCAGGCTGATCGCAGGGTGACGTCGGCGATTCCGAGCGCCGCGGCTGCTCCTTTCCTGTCCCTTCGTATGATGGAGAGGATGCGGAGTATGGCAATGTCGCGTAGGGTCGATGCCATGGCGGCAGTTTGCTGGCCATGTTAATTTGTCCAGCGCCTTTGCTCTTGCAATCTCTTTCCCGAGTAAGATGCCGCCGCATGGCGTCTAGGCGGTTTTGCCGGGTCGGGTGCGGATTTCATTAGAATGCAGCTTGCTCTACCCTTGCCGCTGGTGCGGTTCCGGCTTGCGGAGGTCCGATCCAACGAATGGAATGCGATCCGCCGCCTTGAATCTACTGATCAGGCGTGCGTCCATCATGGCCAGGTCCTCTCCGGTCAGGTTGCTGACGATGGCCGTCTTGCGGTCATAGGGCACACGCCGGTCAATGATCTCGCAAACATTGGCGATGACGCCCTCGGTGGTGCGCCTGCCGATCTCGTCGATGACCAGGACGTGGACGCCTGCGATGGCGGTCAGTTCCTCGTCTGACAGCCGCAACAGGTCTCGGTCGCCGATCATCCTGAACGTAGAGGCTCGATCATGGCACCATGCGCCGATGTGGTGCGCCTGTGCGCTCTTGCCGCGGCCTGGTCCGCCGTGGAGCAGCGCCAGTGCCGGGAGCGGACGTGTCAACCATGCGAGCACCGCAGGCAGCAGGGTGGATCCATCGCGGGCATACATGGGTGGCATCGCGTATCCGGTGCGCGTGGTCGGCGCTTCAGCTCCACGCAGCTTCTCGGTGCAGGATGGGCACCGCGGCATGGTGACGTGCATGCCGACCCACTCGCTGCGATACCCTGCGCCGCAGGTGCGGCACTTGAATTCCTGTGGCTCTTTTGTGCGGGCGAATCGGATGTGGGTGTCCGTGCTGCCGGGGATGATGTCGTAGCCTGCCAGCAGCTCGGCCATGTTGGCTGGCGATGCGAGGATGTCTTTCATGTGCTGGCCTTCTTGGCTTGGCGGTCCTGCTCGTCCCACTGGCGGGCGAGGTCGAGCGTTTCGGCGTCTGCCTGGACGCTCCCTGGTGCACGTTCCCGCTGCCGATCAGCGCGCATGGCCTGCCGGAAGTCTGGCCACCGGTCGGGATGCTCATGCAGCACGCCGGCCGTGGCTGCGCACTTCCAGGTTTCCAGGAGCTGGGCCGGCGATGGGCTGCGGAAGAGCCTGCGGCCGGCGGCGAGCGCTGCGTTGGCGACTGCCGGGCCATCTGTGGCCATGATCTCGCGCCAGGTGTCGCGGAGTCTGATCGGGAGGTCAATCGCGCACTGGTTGGCGCTCGGGTTACTGTGGACCTGTGCAGGCCTGGCGTGGGTCTGCTCGATCTCGGCGAACGGGTCAGGTGGCTGCGGTTCGCTCGCGCGCGCTTCGGATGTGTTTGCTTCTGCTTCTGCTTCTGCCTCTGCCTCTGCTTCTGCTATAGGTGACTTTGTGGACTGCTGTGGACAGGTGTGGACAGGTGTGGACACCTGTGGACATTTTGCGGTTGCGCGCTGCTCACGCTTCTTTGCAGCGAAGTATTCCTTGCGATCCTCGGAACGCCCTAACTGCCTGTATTTCTTATAGTTGAGCAGACGCCAGCCGCCGTCTACCACAACAATCCTACGCCCCTCGTTGTCTTTGGTGCGGCTGTCTGGATCAGGTGCCAGGAACTTGGCCAGGGCACGCTCGCATTCCTCTCGCGTGATACCGGCTGCCCTGGCTAGACCTCCGACTGACGCCCACACGTCGCCGTCCGCATCGCAGATTGCCAGCATCGTCACCCAGAGCACGCGGGTGGGCGCATCCTCGGTCCAGATGGATGACGTGATGATGCTGGCGAATAGCTTGGTGAATGGCTTGGTCTTGTTCATGTCCACACTTTCGTTGGACTGTCCACACTGTCAACGATGGGGTTGCCGTGCGATGTCATCTGATTGCTGGTGTTTGCGTTTGTTTACGGGACGGCGGTTGCGTTTATTGCGGTCGGCATGGTTATGCCTCTCCTTTGTTTATAGGTCACGGCCTGATCGCCAGGGCAGGCTCACAGCCGCGCCAACGATCCGCTTTGCGATCCACGCCACGCAAGGCAGCGCCCAGCCGTTGCCGATGATCTTGTATCGAGGCCCGTCAGCCATGGGCTTGCCGCGATGCGGGACCAGGGTGTGGTTGTCGGGCCAGCCCATGAGGCGCTCTGCCTCGATTGGGGTCAATCGGCGGACTGATGCCGTGGACGCCACCGCCGTCGTGTGCTTCACGGACAGGGCCGGTGACACGCCGACCGATGCGGCGACTTGCGTGCCGCTCATCTCGGCCGGGAAGGCGACGATGGGCGTCCCGCGCCCCGTCCCGTCCTCGCTGGCGTCTGCGCCCTCGGCCTTGAGCGCATGGGTCACGGTGCCGGTGACGCACAGCGCCACAGCCTCGAAGTCGCCGGGGTTGTGGCATCCCCGGTTGGCGTTCACCGCCGGGGCTACGTCGATGGGGCCGCTGGTGTTGTTGCCACCGAAGACAGTGCAGCGTGCAGCATCGCCGGCAGCGCCTTCCCGCGCTTCTCTGCTCGGCGCAGAATCCCGGCGCACGCCTTCGGACTCAAAGAGTACCGCGCAGGGGTCGAAGGATCCAGAACCGCTGACAACATACACACGACGGCGGCGTTGTGGAACACCGAAATATTGGGCGTCGAGGACTCGCCACGCGACTGTTCTCGTGGGTCCAAACACACAACCAGCGTTCGTCCACCGGCCCCCTGGTGGGAGAAGCGGGCCATCTTCTCCGGCAAGCCCTCCAAGAAAGCAGCCGAAGGCGTTGTCCTTGGTGTTGAGAACGCCAGGGACGTTTTCCCAGAAGATGACGGCGGGGGGCTGCCCCCGGTTATGTCGAACAGCGTCGATTGCATTGGCGATCTCTACGAAGGTGAGGGTGAGGTTGCCGCGCCGGTCAGCGAGCGAGGCCCGCTTGCCGGCGACGGAGAAGGCCTGACATGGTGTGCCGCCCATGAAGATGTCAGGAGCTGGCGTCTGCCCGGCCTCGATGCTGTCAGGCAGCAGGGTCATGTCACCGAGGTTGGGTACGGTCGGCCAGCGATGGGCCAGGACAGAGCATGGGGCCGGCTCGATCTCGGCGAACCAGGCGGCCTTGACTCCAAGCGGGAGGAATGCCATGGCGCATGTGCCGGCGCCAGAGCAGACGGATCCGTAGGTCAGCACCGCGCCCCCTTCGGGCACACATGCCGCTTGCCGCCCATGTCGACCAGCACCCAGCGGTCGCGTTCGTGCATTTCCCAGACCAGGCCGGGTGTGCCGCAGCGCTTGCAGGCTCCGCGGCCCTCGTACTCGTCGCGCGCCGGCGACTTGCGCGGGATCCTGGTGCCGGGGTAGTGCCCGTATGGTGCTTGATTGCTCATTTTTCGCGCACCTGTTCGTCCCGCGTTCCGCCGTCTATCGCCTGTTGGGGTTGCGTGGCGCCGTCCTGTGCGGCTGATTCCCTGCGCGATCCGGTCAGCATATG